ACCCCGAGCAGTACGCCTTTGCGACGCTCCCCACGGCGTGGGGATTTACGGAGGAGCGGCGCGCCTCACTCGCCTTGTATGATGCCCCCGGCCGATCGCTCGGCGACGGGTTCAGTATGATCGAACTCGCGTGAGCTTCTTCGCCTCTGGTCGCTGGCGCGCGACCGTCATCTACGTCGCGCCGGCGGCCGCCGGCGGGCCCGCCGCCTATAGCATCACCGGGGCGGTGACGCTCAGTCTCACTCCGTCCGCGTCCATGCTGGAAGGCCGGGGGATCCTCGGCGCCGTCCCGCTGACCCTGACGCTCGCGGCCACGATGTTGGAAGGGCGCGTCCGCGCGGGGGCCGTGACGCTGGCGCTCACGCCGGCGGCGGTGATGGTGTTCAGCGGAACGACCCCCGTCCCCCTGCCGGCGGTCGGTGGTCGCCCGCGGCGGCACGCGCGCCGGCGGCGGGTGCGGGAGCCCTCGCACCAGGCCCTCTGGGGGTTCGTCGTCCTGGCACTCACCCCGCACGCCCGGTTCGCCCGGATTCGCGATCCCCTCTGGACCGCGCTCCCCGCCTTCCTGGACGAGGACCTGGACGAGGACGAACGGCTGGCGCTCACGGTAGCAGATCAATGGCTGAACTGACCTCCGCGCAGATCCTCCACCGCGCCAAAGCCGTCGAAGCCTTCCTCGCCTCGGATGCGTGGACCGAGGTCCAGGAACGCATGGAGGACAACGCCTTCAAAGCCTTCCGCAAGCGCACCAGTACCCCGGAGCAGCGGGAAGCGTTGTGGCAGAAGTGGCAAGCGTTTGAGGAGATGGCGAGCGTGTTCCGCGCCATCTGTGACCGGCAACTTGCAATCCCACCCGAGGAGTTGTAGAGTATGCCCAAGCCTGAACCCAGCGCTACGGGGCCGCGCCTCACCGCTGCGGATGCGACATCCAAGATCGCCGCGTTCATCACCGAGTCTGCTGATGAGACTCGCCCCGAGACCCCGGCGGTCGAGCCCGCGCCGACGCCCGGCGCCCCGGCTGAGACGCCCCCCGCGCCCCCTCCCCCCGAGCCCGCGGCTACCGAGCCTCCGCCGACTGAGGACCCAGCCCCGCTCTACGACGTGACCGTGGATGGCGAACGCCTCCAGGTCGATCTCGACGAATTGCGGGCCGGGTACCAGAAGCACGAAGACTACAAGCGCAAGACGATGGCCTTGGCGGACGACCGCCGCAGCTTCGAGGCCGAGTCCCACGCCGTGCAGGCGGAACGCGCGCAATACGCCGACGGGTTGCGGCAGTTGACGCAAGCCCTGGAGCAGTTGCAGGGGGAACCGGATTGGGATGACCTCCACAGCAAACTGGAGCCCGCCGAGTTCCTGCGGCAGAAGGCCGATTGGGAGCGCTCCCGCGCCCATACCGAGAAGCTGAAAGCGGAACAGACGCGGGTGGAACAGCAGCAGCAACTCGACCACGAGAAGCGCTATCAGACCTACGTCCGCGCCGAGCAAGACAAGCTAAAAACGGCGTGGCCGGAGTGGGCCGATCCCGAGAAGGCCAAAACCGAAGCGGCGAAACTGCGCGCCCATGCGAAGACCTATGGGTTTTCCGATCAGGAGATCGCGGGGGTGACCGACTCGCGGACGATTCTCTTGCTCCGGGATGCCCTGAAGTATCGGGAACTCCAGCGGGAGCCCTCGGCCCAGACGCGGGCGAAGACCCCCGCCATTCGGACGGCGAAACCGGGGGCCAGTGCCCCCCCGCCCCCCCCGAATGCGCGCCAACAGGAACTCATCAGGCAGGCGGCGCAGAGCCATCGGTTACGGGATGCGACGAAAGCCATCGAGGCGCTGCTGCCGGACTAAGGAGCCGACATGACGATCATCGCGAATACCACACTGGTATTCGATATCAAGGGGGTCCGCGAGGAGCTGAGTAACATCATTTACAACTTGAGCCCCGAGGACACCCCATTCATCAGCAACGCCGGTCGCGACAGCGTAGACAACACGCTCTACGAATGGCAGCGGGACGCCCTGGCGGCGGCGGTCTCCACCAACGCCCAGCTCCAAGGCGATGACATCGCGGCGTTCGATGCCGTGACGGCCACCGTGCGGATGGGGAACCGGACGCAGATCAGCCGGAAAGCCATCATCGTCGCCGGGACCACCAACGCCGTCTCCACGGCGGGCCGGAAGACCGAGCTGGCGTACCAGATCACCAAACGCTCGGCGGAGATCAAACGCGACATCGAAAAGAACGTCCTGGACAACGTGGGCGCGGTCGCGGGCAACTCGACCACCGCCCCGAAGACGGGGACGATGGGGGCCACGATCGGCTCCATCGACGGCACCAATGTTTCCATGGGCGGGTCGGGCACGAACCCCACCGACGCCCTGCTCTTTACCGATCCGCGGAACGATGGGACCCAGCGGGCCGCCACCGAAGCCCTGGCCAAGGTGGTGATGTCGGGCACGTGGGTGAACGGCGGATCGCCCGATACCTGGATGGTGGGCCCGTTCAACAAGTCGGTCTTCTCGGGCTTCGCCGGGATCGCGACCAAGACGTACTTCCAGGAAGCGGCCCGGCCGGCCGCCATCATCGGGTCGGCAGACGTGTATGTGGGGGAGTTCGGGATCTACTCGATCGTGCCGAACCGCTTCCAGCGGGACCGGGATGCGTGGCTCCTGGACTTCGAGTACATCGACATCGTCTACCTCCGGCCCTATCGGGTGGAGGAGCTGGCGAAGACGGGCGATGCCGAGAAGCGGATGCTGCTCGCCGAATGGGGTCTGAAGGTGAAAACGGATTTCAGCCAAGGCCTCTTGGCCGACCTCCTGACCTCGTAACCCTCTAGCGGAGCGGAGCGGGGGCGGATACTCGCCCCCCTCCCTCACGGGGGAATCATGGCAGGGAAGCCGAACGTCGTGGTGACGCCGGAAGAAGCCCGGCGCCTCGAGTGGGACGAACACGTCAGGCAGGACACGGCATGGCAGAAGGAACAGACCGACGCCGGGAACGGGCCCTGCCCCGACTGTGGGGCCTACAAGGGCTACAACCCGGTCACCGGGGTGCAGGTCCGCACCCAGATCGGCCGGGAGTTGATCGAGGGGCACCGGGATAGCTGTCCCCGGAACGTGTCGGCGAAGGGCAAGAAAGCGGGGGGGTGATGGCATTCGCGGGGGCGATTGTCTTAGCCGTGGCGCTGACGCCGACGGCACGAAGCGCCGCGGTCGATGTGACCGAGGAATCCTATGATCTCACCGTGGCCTTGCAGCGGTATGCCTCGGGGCTCGGGACGCCGCTCGTCTTGGCGGTGACCGATCATGTGACGGTCAACCCCCCGGCGGCCTTGACGACCCACGTCGGGATTGTCGGCGCGCGCGTCGTGAACGCGACGACCGTGGCGATTCAGTGGGGCAACTTCACCGCCGCCGCGAACGTCCCCCCGGCGGGGACCTACGTCTTCCACGTGCAGCGACCCTAGATGCCCCCCGTCTCGGAGAAACAGAAGCGGGCCATGTATGCCGCCGCCGCGGGGAAGTCGAAGCTCGGCATCCCGGCCAAGGTGGGGCGTGAGTTCGTGCATCCCAAGCAGAGTCACCCGGCGGCCGCCAAAGGATTTCGGCGCCGGGCGAAAGAGGGGTACGCTTGAGCGAGACCACGCTGCTCTTGGATGCCGACCCCCTGACGGGGCGGGTGCGGACCTTTCATGCGCTCCCGGATGGGCGCTTTGCCGTGGCCAGCGCCGTGGATGTCGAGCCGATTCTCGAGCAGAACAAAGACCTCGCGCCGTTGCAAGGGACGACGTGGAAGGACAACGACAACTTGGTGGCCCGGATTCCCATGCCCATCTACATGGCCCTCCGGAAGACGTGGTGCGAGCAGGGCCTCTCAATGCTGGACCGGCAACACGCCATGCATCAGTTTCTGAACGATCCCGACCATCGCTTCTTTCGGGTGAAGGCTGGGACACTGTGAGAATCGGGGTGTGTCTTGTCTCCACCGATCACGTCTGGGCGTGGCACAGTTACGACCTCGCTGGGCTCTTCGCCTTCACGGTGGCCGCGCGTCCCGACCTGGACCTCCGGCGCTTTCTGGCAACCGGCTGCTGGCTCCCTGAGTTACGGGAAAAGACGACCGCCGCTGCGCTCCGGGCCCAATGTGACGCCCTGCTCTATCTGGACGCGGACATGCGCTTCCCAGTCGATACACTGGTTCGATTGCTCGCGCATGACACCCCCGTCGTCGCCGCCAACTACACCACGCGGCGCCCCCCCTTCCATCCCGTGAGCGTCCACAGTCTCGGGGACCCCATGACCCGTGTCTATACCGAGCACGATGCTTCGGGGCTCGAGGCCGTGGCCGCGACCGGGATGGGGGTCATGCTGGTGCAGGCCGACCTCGTCCGCGCGATCACCCCGCCCCGCTTCATGATGGGCTGGGTCCCCGATGATGCCGCGCACGTCGGGGAAGATCTGTACTTCTGCAAGAAGCTCACCGATGCGGGGGCCACCATCTACGTGGATCACGACCTCTCGAAAGACGTGACGCATATCGGGATGGTGGAGTTTGAAGCGCAGCACGCGGTGACGAGTCGGCAGTCTGCCCAAACGCGGGCGGCGGTCTGATTACGACCTACGCGGAACTCCAGAGCGCCCTCGGCAACTGGCTCAATCGGGGCGACCTCGCGGCCCGGATCCCGGAGTTTATCGCCTTGGCGGAGGCCCGCTTCCGCCGGGAACTCAAGGACTGGCTCCGCTTCTCGGTCACCCTCACGAATCTGACCGGGGACACCGCGCTCGCCGCGACGGTCGCCGAAGTCTTGGGGTGTCGCCACAACGACGGCGCCTCGGGGAGTCACAACGTCGCGCTGCGGATGGTGACGCGCGAGGAGTACGGGGCGTGGATGGAAATGGACAGCACGGCCCGGACGCCGGCGGAGATGGTCTACGTGGATCACGACGCGGATGCCCCGAGCACCACGCTGCGCTTCTATCCCCCCGCGTCGGTGACGGGGCCGCTGGCGAATCTCGTGGTCGATGCTGTGAAGGTCGTGCCCACGCTCTCGGACACGCAGACCACGAACGCCCTGCTCCGCGAAGCGCCCGACGCCTATCTCTATGGGGCGCTGGCGGAATCCGCGCCCTACCTCATGCACGACGAGCGCACGGCTCTCTGGATGAGCCGGGCCAATGAAGCGATCACAGGGTTACGAATCCAATCGGAGCGGCGGCTCTATGGGGGCCAACCCGCGCCCCGTCCTCTCGCGAGGGTGTTCTAATGGGGAATCTGCTCGCCATCGACCCGCGGTGTTTCGGCGGGGCCTTGTTCGCCTGGTACGCGGCGGACCAACTGAACGGTTTTGGGGCCGCTCTGCCTGCCGATGCCGCCGCCGTGGCCCAATGGAATGACCTTTCGGGCAACGGTCGGCATCTGATCCAAGCCGTGGGCGCGAACCAGCCCCTCTTCAAGGTCGGCATCCTCGCGGGCCAGCCTGTCGTCCGCTACGTGGATGCCACGGATACGATGCAAGTCGCGGTCGCCGGGGCGATTGTACGCCCGATCACGGTCCTTGGGGTGTTTCGGAATACGGAGGCGGACGATGCGGCGCTGAACAAGATCGCCACCTTCAACGCCGCGCGCATCGGGCTCGCCTTGGATTGGGCCACGGCCAACGCCTTTACGGCGGTCGATGACAACGTGGCGAGTGCGACCTCCGGTGTGGCCGGCGATGTGACGCTCTTTCACGTCTCGAGCTTCGTCGCCGCCCCCTCGGGCGCGTCGTCCCGTCTCGCGGTCGATGGGGTGCATACCTTCCCCGCGGGCGCGACCGGGACCAATACCAACTCGAATGTCGATGTAGGGGTCACCGGCTTCATCGGGGACGTGGCGGAAGTGCTCGTCTTCACGGGGGATCTCGGGCCGAGTGTGCTCTTTGCCCTCGAGCAAGCCTTGGTGGCGAAGTACGCGCTCTATACGAACAACGCGCTGGCCGCGCCCTATCAGTTGCAGAAATAAATGGCCGATACCACGACCGCCACCTATGTCCTGACGAAGCCCGAAGTCGGCGCCTCGGCGGGGTCGTGGGGCACGAAGCTGAACACGGACCTCGATGCGGTCGACACCGAACTCGGCAAGCCGCGCTATCCGTTCAACAGCCCGGTCGTGGGTGCGACCACCACCTGCGACCTCGCGCTCGCGCGGACGTTCGTCTTTACCGTCAGCCAAGTCACAACGCTCGCGTTTACCAATGTGCCGTCGGCCAGTTTCACGACGCTCATTCGGCTCATCCTGACGAACGGCGCCGCCTTTGCGGTCACCTTCCCCGGCTCCGTCACGTGGCTCACGCCGCCCGGGGCACCGAAGTTCCAAACGGCCGGCACCGACGTGGTGGAGTTGGTGACCCGGGACGGCGGGACGACGTGGTACGCCACGTCGTGGCGCAGCTATGCCCAGGTCTGGACCAATTCTGCGGGCACGTCGATCGTGCAGATCGTGGTCGACGTGGGGGGCCGGGCGTTGAGCTCGCGGATTGGCAATAGCACCACGCTCGCCACGGTGGTGGGCCAGCCGATCGGCAGCAGCGATCCTGGCACCACCGCGTCAGGCGCCGGGTCGCCGGCCAACCTGAAATCCTATGTGGTGCCAGCCGATGCGCTGAACATCACCGGGCAGGGCTTCCGCCTCCGCGCCTGGGGCACAAGCGCCAACAATGCCAACGCCAAGACCGTGCGGGTGGCGGTGGGCGCCACGCAAATCCTGTCCCAAACGCTCCAGGTCTCCGTCGTCGATCACTGGCAAGTGGAGCTGTTGGTGTTCCGGACCGCCGCCACGACCGCCGATGCCACGGCCCAAGGCCAGACCAATGGGACCTCGGCCGACAGCGTGCAGTTCGTGGCGGTGGCGGGACTCGCGGATTGGACGACCACGGGCAACACGATCCAGTTCAGTTGTACGCAAACGTCGGCCGCCGATGTGATTCAGGAGGGGCTGACCGTCGAGTGGTTGGGGATCTAGAACCGGAGGCCGCAGGTATCGAACACGGCCGGATGGTCCCCGGATTGGAGCAGGTCGTGGAGCATCTCATGGCGCACGGTCTGTTCATCGTCAGTCGCGAGGCCCGCGAGCGTGATCGTGTGGGCGGATGCCCACCAGCCGGCCACGAGGCCATCGGGGGAAGCAAACCGCTCGGCGGTGACGTACCAGGTGATGCGGCCGAACTCGCCCGTCAGGCCGGCACAGGTTTGGGTCGCGTCCCACCACGCCAGGTACGCGACCGGCGGGTTGAGGTGGTCCGCGGGCGGGGCCGTGAAGGTCCGGCAGCCGCCGAGCAGGAGCAGCAGGGCTAGCGCGCGAACCAGCGCCACAGGCTCGTCGCGGCCCAGCGAACGTACAGAAAGAGGACATAGGCCAGCAGCGGGTAGCCAAGCAGGACGACCCACGTCGCCAGCGGGGTGGTCCAGAGCGCGGTCGCGAGGTCGTGGAGCATGAGGCTCTAGGATGCCCGGATCCGCGCCTAAGCACAAGGAGAACAGGTCCCGAAGCCATGGAAACCCTGTATCCCGTGAAGCTTCCGGCCGGCCTCTACAAGAACGGCACGGTCTACGAGGCCAAGCAGCGCTGGGTCGCCGCGAACCTCGTGCGTTG